TAGTAGCGGCTACACCTTGAGCAACTGTCTTAGCTTTACCGATCTTAGTTAGATTAATGGTATCCCACTTACCTTTGTCTTTAGTAGGGTGGTTTACCATAATATCACCAGGTTCTCCTTTACCACGTTTACTCGTCTTTTTATAGACAACGTGTTTTTCACCACCTGCTGATACTCTAACCTTTCCCATTACTTTTTCTTTGATTTAACAGCACCACCTTTTTTCTTAGCGGGAGCTGCACCAACAAAAGGTTTAGGAGCATTAGGATTTCCCTTGTAACCCGGTCCATACATTTGAACACCAGTAGTAAACTTACCAGTACCTTTCGTAATAGACTCTTTACCTCTCTGCTGCATATCAGATACAGACTTTGTAGAGCCGCCCACTTTATAAGTGGGCTTGCTCGACATAGTTTTTTTAGATGACATCTTTTTCATGAGTTCTTACTTTTTGAGTTTACCAGTAGGAACATCACAAGCAGCTTTATTCAAACCACCCGTGTAACGAGTAGGATTAGTCTCCACAGTTACAGGAGCATTCATACCACCACGATACTTGGTAGGATTAGTTACCACCGTAGGGTATTGGTTTTTGTTTTTCATATGACTTGACATATCGATATAAGTTATTGTTTCCAATGATACTCAACCTTCTTTTGAAGCTTGAGAAGAACTTGGTCATTCAAAGGATTTTTCAAGAACTCAACACAATCGCTTGGGTTTCTACCCATTTGGATTGATTCGCTGACTTCATAAATGAATCCATCAGAACGAGCCGTGATATACTTATAGAACGTAGCGTCTTTCACCAATGCGCGGAGTTTCAATGTTTCCATATCAAGATCCGCTGCATCAATAAAGGATTTAGCTGCTCTATGAAGATTAGTTTCAATACCATCACCGTTAATATATCTGTCCATGTTATCATAGATCAAATCGTTCGGTGTGGATTTTTTGTACGACGCGCTGTTCCCGTCAAGTACTTTCGCAATGTAAAGCAACTTGTTGGGGTTTTTATTGAACAACGAATCGAGCTCTGAGAGTGCTTTGTTTTTGAGTTTCTTAAGCTCAGTTTTCGTAGCAATTGTGTCAACGGCTTTGTCCAAAAAGAACTTAGGAGGTACAGCTTTAGATTTAGCTGTCTCAAGACTTGGGGCGACCATTGAGAATCCACCTGCTTCGATTGCATAGAGTTTAATTAAATCATAAGGGTCTTTAGCTGGATCAAGAATAACTTGATCATTCCCACAACGGAGTGTAATTCTATCCCAGAATTCATTGTTATCAGGACGAAGAAGTTTTAGCTTATTCCAAAACTCAGGATCATCAGGATCAACAATGTTAGCACAAAGTTCTTTCTCTAATTGAGAAACAACTTTTCTGATTTCTTTAATCTTAGCTTCTCTTTCTTCCTTGTTAGCAATGTTTTTTACTTCAGGTGCAAACTCATTAAGACCAGTAATGTATCTGCTGATTCCGTTTCTTTCGATACATGCTAACTGTTCTTCATGAAACACACCATCATAAAGAGCCATCCCATATCTCTCCAAACCTAGGTTACTAGCTTCTGGGTCAAAATAGGGACGAATTGTCACACTAGTGCTTTTTGCACCTTCGTAAGGGACTTGTACAATAGAAATTCCTCTTGCCATAATAATTATATAGTTGGTATTTAACTGACAAAAAAAGATTGAGAGGGGAGAAAACTCCCCTCTCGTTCGCGTGAATATTAGAAACTACCGCCGGTGATCGGATTGCGCATGACAATCTTCAACACTTTGGTAGGGTCTTTTACCCAAATCGCAGGCATCGTTTGGGTCATCATGACACGGTAACCGTTGAACTGACCAGAAGACTGGAATCCTTGGGTACGGCCCATGTAGTCCATAGTACCATTCTGATACCACCACTTCAATTGATTGTCCCACGAAAGCTTCAACATGAAGATGTTGTCGTTTCCAGTGTCGGTGATGTCGAAAATGATAAAGCTATAGGAGCTAAGCGGATGTCCATCAATGATCGGGTTTTCGATGTCATTTGTGTAAATGTTATCGAATGCTGGGTTCAAGACGAACTTCACGTTAGCAAGAAACGGAATCACGTAGCTGGTGAACGCGAACCCAAAGTTCAAGTCCATACCTTTACCCGTGATTGCGCCGATACCATTGTTATCTGCTGCCTGAATAACAAGACCGGAGTTCACTGCTTCACGCTTGATCGCTTCGTTGACCATACGCATACCACCCATACCCGTTTGGACGATGAGTTGGCGCTTAGGATCTGGACCTTGGAACTCGACACGACCAGCGTAGAAGTTGTACAACTCAGCACGGAACAACTCCAAGGAGAAGTTCGACTTGTTGTAAACACGCTTGAAGGAGTTGTCGAGCTGCTTCCAAAGACCTACAGACAGACGGATATCATCTGGACCGTCTTGCTTAACGCGACCACCATGTCCCCACATCAAGTAGGTTTCGATGTCCGTAGCAATCTTGGTCAAGTGAGCTGCTTCCATCGTAGTAAGGAAGGTGCGGGTCAAGGTACCATTACCTACTGCGCGCTTCAGGTAGTCTTTACCCATTTTGGAAGCGATATCCTCGATCTTGGTCAACGCAGGATCAAGACTCTTATCGAAGTTCCGCCAAATTTCAGTAACAGGAACGGTACCGTCAGCGTTCATTCCACCCTTGATCATCATGTCCGCACGGGAGCTGATGGAGTAGTGAACGTGAGCTTCAGCACCACCCACGAAGTTATAGAATTCGCGGAAGCCCGAACGAGTTTGAATATCGGAGAAACGCTCACCGTACTCACCACGAGCAGATCCTTTACGGAAGATCTTCGTTTGAGGAGCAAGGTACTTGTTCTCCAAGAATTTATAGTTATCGTTGTTCACCAAACGAACGGTGTACAAGAAACCATCCCCGAGAGGAAGGATGTCATCGTCCGTGATGTACATTTCAACGCCGTTGTATTTGTCATAGGTGATGATGTCACCATGTCCAAATTCGCGTTTGTTAATCTTAATTCTGAAAGTCGTACCGTCGATACCTTTGGTTTCGTTCTCAGGTTCGATGTCTTCAAGAATGTAAGGAAGGTCTTGACTTACTGGGGTCTGCCACTTGTACTCACCCCGAGCATTGTCAACCATAATCACATTCTTACCACCAAAGGAAGACAACTGATAAAGCGGCATTTCGACTTTCTGAGCCATCGCCCAAATATCGACTGGACCCATGTCCATAGGCTCCGCATCTTTCAGCATGTTTACCAGGTGGTAAGAATCTACGTGAGAACTAGCTTGGTAGTTCGTATCACGTAGAAAAATACCATTGTTTAAAACTGGTGTTGCCATTTGAAAATATTAAATAATTTATCTTTTGAAAAAGTTTTTACTTGGTCTAGCAATAGTTTGACGCTGAGGTTGTTGGTACGACTCCTCCTCTTGTGCATAGGAAGAAGATGTTTTACGGGACTCTTCAGACTTCAATTGACGAACAGTCTCTTTAACAACTTCTTTCTTAGTATTCTCACGAACTTTAGCTTTATATCCATCTGGATCTGCGAGTAACCACAAAGCTTCCGCAATAAGGGAATGGTTTGGTTCTACGTATTGGTGTTTCTCCAACAAGTGACCGAGTAGGTTTGTAGGTCTCCCAGAAATAGAGGGATATGCGGGTTGAACAAGACCTGAGAACAACATGTTCTGAGTCTTTCTATCAAGTTTCAAACCATTGAGCTCACCAGGTTCAAGTGTTCTATATACATTGTCCATGTACATTTGAGCTTGTTGTTCCTGCATTTTACGACGTTCTTCTTGTTCTTGAAGCTGATACTGAATTTGTTGTTCAGTCATAGCGTCAAGTTTTGGTTTGAACTTCTTAGCTTTTTCGTTCAGTTTACCAAGGTCATCCCAAGAGTTGATCTCTTCTTCAATTTCCTCAGCGCTACCAAATCTAGTTGCTTGAAGATAAGAACGAACGATAGTCCTAGCATCATTGTCATCATCAGGACTCATTGAGCGAACTTCTTCTACACTCGCCAATGTCCTAAACAATGCTTTAAGATCTGTACCACCGTTAGCTACGTATTGAGCAGCATACTGAAGCTCCTCAGGTAATGCTTCAAAAAATTCAGCAGGAACCTGTTCACGAGCTTTTCTTTCACGCTCATTGAAATTAGCTTCTAACAATTCCTCAAAGTCTTGAAGAGAATAGTCCTCGAGAGGTTTCTCATCATCAAAAGGAATAAGAAGCTTTTTCTCAATCAGCTTGTTTGTTAGTTGAAGAACTCCGTCTTTGTTGTAGCGAGGTTTCTTTTCGGAAACTTGAGTATCGTCAATAGCTAGAACTTTCTCAATTTCCTTTTTTTCTTCCTCTTCGGGTTCATCATCCTCTTGTTCACTTTTTCTATCAAGGAAAGAAACATCAGGATTTCCACTTCTTGAAAAGACACTAGGCTTGGTTTCTTTATCAGCGGGGAGCATAACATTGTCCGCACTGATACCGAGCATAGAATCGATATCAATATCTAGTTGTTCTACCTGTGTATTTTCTTGTACTTCCATAATAAATAAATGTTGGTTTTATAACTGACAAAATCTTAATCAAAGAAAAGAAAATAAACTTTATAGATGATAAAGTGCATTATTTTCAAATCAAAAAACTATACATTATAACACTATCAATCTTTTTCATTCTTCTTTTTACTAGCTGTTTTTAAATCAAATTGATTTTTATTCTCTCTAGCTATCTGAAGATCGGTTTGTTTCATTGCTATTTGAGCTTGTGTTTTCTCACGAGCAATCTGGTTTTTCTCTCTAGCAATGGTAGCCTTAGTATTTTCCTTACTAGATTCCATATTCATAGTTTCACGGAATTCTTCAGACTTTCTGATACGGTCCATGTTATCCATGAAATCACTTTGGAGATTCTGGTTAATGTCCTGCATAGACCCAAAACCAGATGCTTTAATTTCAGCAACAAGAAGATCTTTACGACGATTCTTTTCAGCTTCCATAGATTGATGATCAAGCATCATTTTTCTTTCAGCTGTACGTTGTTCCATCTCCATCTGCTTCATCTTCTCTTCATGCTGCTGCTGTTGAGCTTGAGCATCTCTTGTCTTACGTTCTGTCTCTTTCAGGATGTGATTCATCTCAGCAAGAGTTTCAGACTGCATGATGTTTCCGAGATCATAGATTGTAGCACCAGTAGTGTTATTTCCTACAATCATTTGTTTCATTTGTTCTACAAGAGAACGATGATTTGCTTTGGTAGTACAGAATACGTTTAAATCTCTCAGTAAGAGATCGGTACCGTTCATTTGGAAATTAACCTTTTCACCGGTACCTAACATGTATTGTAGGCGGAGTGATGGTTTTGTTGAATGGTAATATTGCGCTAAGTCTGTACGCATCTGATGTACCCTAGGCATTAGGTAATCAGAGTGTTGGATAAAGAATGTCTCTGTTTGAGCAAACGATCCTGTAACAGCTTGTTCGACACCTTTAGCTGTATCTGTTTGACCAATCTGCTGACCTAGTCTTTGAGGTGTGATACCGATTACTTCAAATGCTTGTTGTTTAAAGTAATTAGCTAACTGAACCCTTGACATCATACGCTGTGTCTGTTCAAGGTTCAGTGTTTGAAAATGCTGAAAGTTCAGTGCATTCTCAGTATTAGTAATCGAGGTATCAAGCGGTAGCATCTGAAAGTTCTTCATAGCTACATATGCTTTAGCAAGATTGTTCTTACCCCAATCTTCTCCCAAAGAGTGTCTAGGAAGAGCATTCTGATCTAACAGAATAACAGTTCCTAATTCGTCGACAAGAATATCAGCAATCTGATTATTTACAATGTTATAACCGATTTGGAATGGTTTCATCAAATCGACCATAGACATTGATCTAGTATTACGGTCATTGAAGATAGATCCTTCTACAGGAAGTTTACAACCGTAGAGAGAATTGTCCCCCTTAAATTGAAACTTAAGAGGACCGATTTTATTCTTGTCAATACCGATGTACATTGGATTAATACCCCCGGGGTTATTCATACCCCAGAACGATGGGTGGTTAGGACCAATCTTAATACCACCCCATACTTCATTAATCCAAATCCAATCTACGTGTTCACCAAAGATCAAATTGTCTTTGCTCTTATTCTTAATGAGATTGGTGTTATAAATAGGTTTGTCTGTAATCTTATAATTCTCATCGACAATATCGATGATTACTTCGCCGTCTTCTGTAATCTTGGTAAGGTGACCTACCTTTCTTTGTGATTTCCAATAAGAGGTTGTTACCCTCATAAGGAACGCCATACCCATAGGAGCATAGTCTTCACCTTCACCAAAGATCCAGTTGATAATATCACCACCAGGAGCGATAGAGTTGTCCCACATAGATGTGAACTGTCTATATGCGAGTGATGGCATATTGACGTTCCAATCGTGAGACTTAGTAGCATCATAGTAGCTACCATCGTTTTGATACCCTTGTAATGGATAACCTGCAGAACGTACAGGATAAATAGCTTCCAAAGACTCAAGCTGTTCCTGAGTCATGATGTAACCGTATTTATCAATAACGTCTGCTACGGTAAGCATCTCAATTCTACCTACGTAGTTACCTTGAGATACATATCTTGTTTCTGGTGACTTATGGTAGAACGTAGTCACTGGGTTCCACAGCTCTACATCATAGTCATCTTCCATCATTCGGAAGTGCCAAAACTCTCTATCTGTAATGAGCATGTCTCTGAAACCACGTTCTTCCAACTCATCCATTGAGAATCTTTCGACGTCAATCTTATGTTGGTGAGAAGCCCATTGTTCGGACATACTCCTATAATCTTTATCAAAGAAGTTTTGGATTTCAGGAAGAGACTTGATGTTTTCAGGTTTCATCTTTTCTTCCATCATCTGCTGAACTTCGGGATCTTCTTGATTTAATCCCATATTTAAGAGTTCAATCATGACTCTTTGTTCAGCTTGAGAATAAAGTACTTCTTCAATCTGCTTACGTTTCTCCTCTAACATTTCATTATAAGAGAATTCGTCAACACCGTGATAGGTTACTTTAGTATTCCTTTTTGCAAATTCAGAAGTAAGAACTCTGATTACGTTTGGAATAATAGGATAAAACTTAAGTTCTAATGCGCTAGCGTCTTCTTTAATGAGAGTTTCTACAAGATCTCTCATCTCATTATCATCCTCAATAAGATAGTCTGTTTTATCAATAACACCTTCGGCTAACTTGTAGTTTTTCATTAACCGACGAGCATTACGTCTAATCTGTTTCAGACCCTGCCACTCTAACCAGTCTAGATTCCATGCTGTCCACGACTCGTCTTTCTCTCCTCTAGGTAAAAACTGAATAGGTTGGGTAATACTACCAAGACGGTTGTACTCCGCTTTCGCCCCACCTTTAAGTTGTAACGCATTTAAAACCTTCATGTCTTTACTTTATGTTTTTAAAGGGGTTCCTAGGTTTACCCATGTTTAGTCCACCCCTATTATTTTTTCCTAAATTACGGAAAGGGCTTACTGATAATTTATATAAATCAGAAGATTTTTGCAAATGTGATCTGTCAGTATATTCAGTTCTTTTCTTTAATCCTCTGTTTGCTTGTTGAACTTTAGCAAAAGTAATAAGAGCTGCTAATGAAACTAAACGGTCAACGTTTATATCATCATTATAAGCTTCCATCTCTTTGATCGCCATAATATCAGGTATACGTTCAACACCATATACCTTTTTAACTATCGTACCATCTGTTTTAGTTTCTACATCTAGCTCTTCATTTAAAAATTCGATGAGATAACTAAGCATGTGATTCTTAAAGATTGTACCCACGTTCTTCCAACCATATTCTTGGTAGACGTTTCTAGATGCACCAATGTCTTTTAAGAAAAGCATTTGGTCTTTCTGAACTAGATACTTCTGTTTCTTTCTATGAATCATGTGCTGGATGAATAGGGAAACGTTATTTTCCACTACTGTCCACGCGCTGTACCACTCAATTATGAGCTCGAGACGCTCATGTGTTTTATTGATATCATCAAAACGACCACACCATGCAGCTACAATCTTGTCTCGCTCCATGAATGATTCTACTTTATCAGCTCCTACACGAGTTATTTCTACAGGATTCTTGTAGACATAGATAGAACATAGAGAATCAGAAGTTGTAGTTTTTCCTTCTGACACCGGGTCAATAGATGCATAGTATGTCCCCCACTCTGCATTCTTATCAGGTCTTTCCCATACTACGATAGAGCCTGTTTTATCTTCTGTACTCTTTGAAATAGGAAACTCTAAAATCGGTAATTTATTACTGGTAGTATGAACTACTTCACCCTTTTCGTTCCATGCAAGATTTACAAACTCATATGGATAGTCTTTATCATCTATTCTAGCTTTTTGAGCTGAGAGTAAATGAGTAGGGAAAAGGGATACGTTTCTAAACGCGAAAGCTTCCTCAATAGTACGCGGATGCTGTGATACCCTAAGCTGATAGGTCTGAGGATCAAGATCCTTCTTCCACTTCTCAAACTTAGAGTTAAGAGCTTCTAGTGCTTCTTCTACTAGTGAGTTACCATATTGATCAATGTATGGAGGCATTGACCACTGTTCAGGAATGAATAATCCTGATAGACCTATAGTCCCTTTATTATCAATTAGATTAGTCTCGACAGGATATATGCTATGTCTAATAGGAAATAGCATCATCTTCTTTAGAGGTTCACATTGATCAAGGTCACCCACGGAACCAGCTGCAATAAATACACCAGTAGTAATGTCACCTAACTGTAACGCAGGAAACATGTATTCCACTGTCTGATCCATTGTAGGTGCAATCCCCGCTTCTTCGTAGAAGAAGTACCTTACCCCACCACCTACACCTGTTGTAGGATCTTTATCAAAGGATACACCCTGAATAGTTCCTTTAAGACCTTTCAGAGTTTCACGACCGTTAGAGTCTGTATCTCCAATCTGCTGCTGCCACATGAGAACCTTTCCAGGGTTCATAGGACGATACCACGCCGTCTCACTATCTAGGAAAGATTTATACTCGTTTAAGAACTTCCAAGATCCCTTTTCATTTATGTAGTCTTTGAGTGATGCGCCTATTTTAAGAATAGGAGTTTCCTCAAACCATATTTGATTTATGAGCTTAGCACAGTGATAATAGCTAGATCCAAACTGACGTTTCTTTAGGACTGCACAATGCTGGTAATGTAACTCAGCTAATAGCTCATATAGAGCCATATGATATTGAGAATCCCATACATCAGGGAAACCGAACTTCCTTTTTTTCTTATCATTGATTGGTAAGAAGTTGATCCACATGTAGTATTCCCTAGGGAGATACCATATCTTCTTACCGCTTTTATAAATTACTCCTTCTTTACATTTCTCTTTTTCTCCGTTCCAATACTTTTTAAAGTCTGCTGTACCTTCAGGAAAAGGACAGTAGTATTTTCTATCGTTGTATTTTCTAGCTTGTAAATTGAATTCAAATGCTACATCGTCAAATTCATATTTACCGGGTTCTTTAAAAAGAGATTTTACAAATTCCCGAAACTCATCGTAGTTATAAAACTCAGTGTAAGACCATTCGTCATTTTCCCACGTAGGGATTTTCTTATAAAAATCATCATTCCTGGTCATATGCTAGTTTCTTATCACCTCTAATTCTATTAGAGCTTTCATTAAGCTCTTGTAGAACTATCTTTTCTAGTTGTTTAAATTCCTGAATGGTCTTTCCTACTGATTTAACCTGCATAGCTAACGCTGCTAAGTTACCATCTCTACCAGTAGTAATAGGAGTATTACGTGCAAACGTACCTAGTTTCTCTAAAAGAATCTTATTATCAAGATAATAACGATACGTAGGAGTCATGAATAGTAGCTCTAACTTCTTTAAAGCAGCTTGCATAACTTCATCTTCTAGAGTATAATCTCCTACAAAATCATTTAAAAGAGTTTCCTCTTTAATGTTTTCCGGAAGATTAGCGTAAGGACCTGTATGATCAAAGTAATAGTGAAGAAATGACAGGGCGGGGATCGGGTCTTCGTACTCGTCGTGTACAGCTTTAAGCTCAGGGACAAGCAAACAGTTAATATTAACTATTACTTTTCCATTCTGTATATCAAAGATTCTAATAGTCATTTTACTTGATCTTTATTGTCTCTTATCCAATTGAACATCGCTATTACTTCGTCTTTTAAGTAAGGGACAGTATAGGGAACTACTTCTTTTACAATAGCTTCTCCTTTTTCATTTTTCTTATAGATAGGGAATTTAAATGAATCTTCACCTTCTTTTTCAAAAATGATGTGGTGTAAAGTCATTGTTCCAGGTTTGTATCTAGGGTTATGCTTTAGAATAATGTACATGTAAGTACTCAATTGTAAAGCATAATGATTGAAATTACAGTCATCTAAGTGAGAACAAGGACCTAGCATTTTGGTACTAACACCTTCCCAATTAGTAAAGCTCTTGGTCTTAATCTCTTTATTAGTCTTAAAGTCTACAATGTCTACTACACCATTTACAACCTCAACCCTATCAGCTTGACCACAAATACCTGCAGATTTCAAGTAAACAAAGTGTTCTGGATAGATACCGTCAACTAGTCTCTGTTCTGGTGCAAGCTTAATATTACCGTTATAAATAGGAGGGATGATCGGTATATCTAAGCCCTGTCGTCTAAGTGTCTGAAGACTAACAGTATCCGATTCTCTTTGGTCATGGAAATAACTACCATTAAGAATAGCTCTATCGGTTTCTTTTTCCCAATGTTCTCTAATAACAGCTGGGTCTAAACCATACCATTTACTATTAGGATTAACAGAAGCTTTTTTAGATACAGCAATAGGATCAAATGGTTCTTTAAACTGTTTGATCATTGATGTAACTCCTAACCATTGGATATTATCGTTAGGATCCTGACTCTCGTATTTATGATTTTCTGATTTGAATAGTACCGCCATATTAGTCTATATCTGGATTGTAGTTTATTTGATCGTAGAATTTGTCTTCGTCTTCTTCACTTAAAATGGCATTCCAGCGTGATCCTTTAGGATGAGGACATTCAGAGGAGAGAGATCTTACTTTATAGGAAAGTTTACACCCGCATTCACCACAGCATGGTTGAGTACCAGGTAAAGCACACTCTGATCCTTTTCTATCGATGAGATCACATGCTTCACAGAGCTTCATTCTTTCAGAAGCAATCTGTTCAATGTGTTCACTCTTGATCAGAGAGTTCTTTATCCCCTCTAGAATCTTGGTTTTGTTCTTCCAAATCTCTCTTATATTCATCTCTTTGGTTTTTTATTTCACTTTTGTATGTAGCTTTTTCTTGAAGCAGAGGTATCATTTTCTCAAGTTTTTCTAAAGCTTTTTTCTTGTCCTGCATGATTGCATACTTCTGCATTGTAATTCTATGACCTGAGTCAATGATCTCTTGGTATTTGTTTATTATATCTTGAGACATTTTAATTCTCTTCTCAAGACGATTAGGTTTTATATAAAAAGTACCAAATCCATGGACATAGATGCTTATGTGTTCAGGTTCAGTCAGAGCTTTTTTAACTCGTTTCCAATAAGCATCAATGATAATTTCTGCGGTTTTCTGGTCTACGCCATTAGCATCACAGAACTTCTTAATCAGTGGTTTAAGCTTCTTAGGATTCAAGACTAAACACTTTATAGTTAAGAACAATATTACCTGCAGTTTGGATTTGCATCTCAGGGTTTAGAGAAATCTTCTTTCTACCTTTTCCATTCTTAGAAATAAGATTTGCTCTCTCAGCTTTGAGTAATACGTTTCTTATACTTTGTGGGGAAGCATCAGGATTCTTGGTTTTATTTCCACTACTCCTAAGCTCATCAAGCTTTTTCTCTCTTCTTATTTCTGCCATCTGAGTACAGAAATCTGTAAGTTCCATCTCACCTGCTAAACCCAAATAGGTTAAACAGTCTAGGTCTAGCTCACTTAAGTTGATGTTCCGTAAATAAGAAAAGACAATTAATTGGAACCTGACGATAGCGTCAAGTTCCAATTTCACATTTTTAGTTACAAGATTTACTTTAGCCATGTTGGTATACGTGACTGACAATTTTAAATGTTTACAGTTTTATTAAACTGTTTCCTTCTTAAGTGAGCGGAGTTTTCTAGGCTTTTTAAACTCTTCTTCCTCTTCTTGTGGAACTTCAGGTTCTACTTGTTCCTCTTCTTCTTGTTCATACTGATCTTGTTCAAATTGGTTCTGAGAATCAAGCAGTTGTGCAGTTTGAATCTGCGTTACCATTCTGTCAAAACGAGCTTTATCGATCTTTGTAGCTAGTTCTTCATACTCTGCACGAAGACGCATAAGTGGTAGTTCTCGCTTGTAGAAATCAACCATTTTCTTTCTGGCATTCTCTAAAACTTCTGGACTTACTTCTTGTTGGTTTTCTTGTGTCATAATAAATAAGATTTAATGTTTTACAAACATAACAATTAAAGTTTAAATATTACAAATAGAAAATCCCCCGTTTTTTAGGCGGGGGATTCTACGAAACTACAAAGCAACAAGAAAAGTGAAGAAAAACCAAAAAGTATATGCTATATATATAATAAGAAAAATTGTAATACTTTACAAGTATTACTCTTTCTCTACGGTTTTCTTTTTAGAAGTAGGGACAGGAATAGATGAGAACCCGAGAGCTGCTGCACTGTAACCTGCGAGTACATAACCTACCCATTCGTGAACTATAATAGCATTAAATAGGTCGAGCATGCATACCAAGATTAAAGCAAATCCGGATACAATACCCATTAGTCTTTTGGAGCTCTGAGGCTTATCAGCTTCAAAGAATCCTTTAATCCATGTAATCATTTGTAAGTAAGTTTTTTACGTTTACACCTTAATTGAACAACGCTATCTAACTTATGAATCTTCTTTTCAGACTCTTGAAAAGTATGGACAACGCTATCGAAGTTCTTAACCAAATTGATGTGGTAATTTGAACTATCTGCGTGAACTATAGTATCTAGTATTACTACAGTATTGTACTCAAGGGGTACATCTTCTCCGTTAGGATAGCTTGTACACGCCGAAAAAGTGATACTACTTAATAAGAGTATCGTAAATCTTTTGAATGAGCTCATTTTGTGTTCCCTGATTTTTCTTTAGTTCCTCTATTTTCTCATTTACCGAATTGAGTTGAAACTGAAGAAGTTCAGGCTTAACACTTTCTATTTTATTCACTCTTTCTTTAAGATTATCAATATCGTATTGAGTAGTTAGTTTAGTCGTCATATAGCTCATAATAATGCCAATTATGAGAATAACTATATTAACAACTTGTGGAAGAGCTAATTTAAGTTTTGTATCTTGAGTAATGTCAGCCATAACATGTTCAGGGTTGCCCCTCTGGTAAACTATGAGAAGTTAATATTACCGGGTCCACTACTCTCTGATAACTATCAAGATTTGGATCAGGGAGCGGAACCTCGGTGTAATTTACAATTAGTTTGTTTATGTACCCGTCTGTGATATACACATAGGTGTACCCGTTATGGATGTAGCAAGGAAAGAACTCGTATGAATCTTCGGGTAAATAGGTAACAATTTCCCCGAGCATGTCAGCATCTAAAATTTGAACCAGTGCCATTAGGATGTAGTTTTGGGTGGATGATGTTCTAAATAGTGTCCTGCTGTTACAGCAAAGTCAGGATAAAGATCGGTAGTTCCATCATACAACAATGTAGAAGTATACAATGTTGAATACGATAATCCAGTAGAATACTCATAAACAATACTACCACCACCAGCACTTGGGCTACTAATTCTGTAATAAAATAACTGATTGGTAGTAAGTGCAATTGTAGCTTTAAGTACCCCAAACTCATATATCTGCACGTTACTAGTATTTAAGTAAATACAATAACGCATTCTAGGATAGCGATTAACAGTATTAAACGGAAGACTTAAATCGTTTAACCCGAAAGCTAATTGACCTGTAAAGTTCCAGTGCGAGGGTTCATAAACCATTTCGCATCTTCCTTTAATAGGATCACCCCATACGCAGTTAGTTTGGAAAGATGTGGTACTACCTTGACCCTTAATTGACTGATCTGTATTAAGCAGATAATCATTAAGTGCGATTACATTCTCTTTATGGAGCATGTAACGTGGGTACGCTAATTTAGAGTTTTGAGTAAAGGTTACAGGATCACTGATTCCTTTTACATTAAACTTTACACTAGCAGCTCCAGCTACAGTCCTAGTAATTGATACGAATACTCTATCGTTTTGATTAACAGTAAAGGGGAAGGTTAAGGGTGTAACCAACGTATCATTCACCCACATTTGATAGGATGTTACATTGGTAAGAATTTCACTTGTAAGCTCACCAGTAAATCCTATTCTAAAAAAGATATTTTTGTTAGTGTTAGATGCATATGATACAAGCATTGTGCTAGTAGATTCACCAGCACATACTTTTACAATATTAGGATCGTTTATTGATCTTCCCATTAGTTCTGTGTTAGTTCTGCAATGTGTGTTTGCAAATAATAGCCATAATTTGCAACAAAGTCAGAATGGAAATTAACCGTTCCATTGTGCGTGGTTAGCGATGTGTACAACAATGTCCAAGTGGCTCTATCATTATCTGAATAATAATAACGAATCGTGTACACACCCGGTGATGTCAACGTCGATGTGATTTTAGACCAATGTAACTCACTATATCCTATAAGAACATTCGCTTTTGATACTCCCAATTCCAAGATTTCAAAAAAGTTGTTTCTAATCAAAATCATGTATTGGCATCTCGGAAATCTGTTTGCAACCGTGTTGCTTACCGTGAGATTGTTCAGTCCGTATCTAAAATTCGTGAACGAACCAATTGAATTGATTGGTGGCATTTGTATTTCAAACACACCCTTTACAGGATTTGTAAAAATACAATTTGTCAAATAAGACAATGTGCTTCCTGTTCCCTTCACACCAATCCCATCCACATAGTTCTGCGTGGTGGTCATGTTCTCCACATAGTGCGTGGTGCGAGGCTTGTAATATGTGGTTGAAGAAAATGTCAGCGCATTTGTAATCCCAGATGTGTTTAGAGATATGGATGAGGCAAGTGCAGGATTGGTTCTTGTTATTTCAACGAATATCCTGTCACCGTTATTAAATGAAAATGGAACTGTGACCAATACATCGTTCTTATAAATGGATGATGTGGCCACATTGGTCAGAACCGATGAATTGAATGTTCCCTGCATGCTCATCCGTTGGAAGATGACATTCTGCAACCCAACTCCGAAATTCAATGTCGTAGTCGCGGATGCAGGAGGACATGGAAGACATGTGTATGTCTGACCGGATGATAGATTGTGAGGTCCATCAGTATCGTTTACAATAGCAGGAGGAGGTGTTAGACATGTATAAGTATCACCAGAAAACAGATCATGATTTCCATCTATATCAGTAACCACAGCAGGTGCTGTTTTACATGCTTTTAAAACAAATGGATCATTTATTGATCTAGCCATCTTAAATAGTTTTATACAGCGTAAAGTTTACATAACCACCTGACATAATCAATTCATCAGAGAAATTAAAAGCAAGTAGCTGTGCTTTACTTACAAGACGTAAAACATCTCCTTCAGAAAGTTGTTTTCTTTGAGCTCTAGTAGCAAAGGTAAATGTCTCATAAAGATTATACCTAATACTAGTACCACCCGCAGAAGTATTTACAACCTCTATTACAGCTACGTCTGCATCATATGTACTAATCCATCCTAAAGTAGTAGCAGGATTAATAACAGTATCAGCTGCTCCTAATGCATAAGTAAGGGATGCTACGGGTTCTTCAACCTTAGTTGCGCCGTATGTGCTAATCAAAGTATTAATGTCTAGAAGAGCGTTTACGATCTTACCAAGACCCTTGAGCATTCCAAACTGCCAAGTAAAGTTTTTACCCTGATTACCTTGGTCTTTTAAGTTTCCTACTGACATGTTCTATATGTTAAATTATCTACTAATTTCTTCCCAGTCTACTGAAGCATACATACCTAAAGTTCCACCTATACTATCTATAGCTGCTTCTACTATTAGTTCAGATGCTACACCTGTTAGACCATTTCTTTCTAACTGATTAGTAAAGAGTGCTTCTTTCAAAATATTAATACTAGGTGACGCTTGGTTAGAGGAGTTTATATAACCTAAAGCTAATATTCTACCACCTGTAACAGACGTTCCTGTAAGATTGTATTCAACAGCAGAATCAGCACCTACAGGTACCCATGCTCCACCTGTAATAGTACCACCCTGTACAATTCTCCAAGAATAGTTCTTACCGTTACCTAATCCTAATATTGATATAGCAGTTGCTATTACTATAGCATCTAACTTTGTAGAGGTTAATTTAAGACCTACCACAGGGTAAAATGTACCAGCTGCTGCAAAACTTATCGGTGTAGTAATGGGCGTACCAACAGATTGTTGAGCTCCACGAAGTTCATAACCACCCTCAGAGATTACAGTAGAACAAACCTGTTTCAGTGTACTAGAAACTCCAGTTGCACCAGTATTAGTGATCTCATACCGTAAGGGAAGAGACGCGGTGGTAATGTATGTGCTAGTAATAAGATTAGCGTGGTTAAATCTATGACAGAGAATAAATACCCCGTCAATAATAAACCCAACCCTTACTGTTCCTTCACCCAACCACTCAATATCCATGAAGAATATTTGAGCTTTGGTAATATCTAAAACAACACCCGAAGGACCCGTACCATCAAGTTTGTCTACGTTCCACTCCGACTGCTTTACAATCGTCTCGGTAACAACACCCGTGACAATACTTCTTTCGACAAAACTTAAGATGTTATCTTTTAATTGTACATAGATACCATTATCAGCACCAAAATACCCAACTCTCTGTCTAAGATTTGTCTGAGCAGGAGCCATCACAAAAGTACTAAGTACCATCAATGACTTACCTGGTTGGTAAGAGAATACTTTTGTCGTTTCTCTTAAGACCTGAGAACCGTTAGTACCATCTACATTCAGATTAACCAACCCCTCATTCAAGCTAAATACGACAGCACCCCCACTAGCAGTAGCAGTACTCCATAAACCATTATCACGATACCTATGAGAAGAATCAAATAATGTTAAAGGATTAGATACTCTTAATCTACCAAAAGAATCACGAATCATCGCGTTATCCGCCCCACCACCACCAGCTTCAATGATACTCTTATTGATAGCAGCTAGAGCTTTTAAGCTTCTAAGCTGATAGGGGAAGTTATTCCCTTTATTACCATAATCCTTTAGATTACCAATACTCATAATACAAAGTCTTATTATATATAATACTTAAATTAACCCAATTATACAAATAAAAAACCCCACCTTACAGGGTGGGGGCGGTTCAATCTAAAAACTTTACACACTAACTTATAAGAACTAATGTTGTAATCAAAGCTCCTAAAGAATATCCAATAGCGCTAGAGCATGCGATAAAAATTCTTCTACCCCATGTCTTCTCATCTGCTATTACACCCGCGAAAGGTAAAGCAATGAATGGACCCAAAAAAGCCCACACTAGTATCTGAGATACATTCTTCTCAGCTACACCATTAATATAAAACGTACTTCCTACTTCCAATAACAAAGCAGAAAAGAACACAACCAATAGTTTAATCTTCATATAATCTTGTTTATAATTTCCACTACCTTATAAGTCTCAAGCTCAGCATTCGTAATTATCTCCTCCTCATTCTCCTGAAGATTATCATAATTCAATAACCAATACAAGTGACTCATCTCATGCATCACCAACCCAGTAGTATGCATTGTGTCCGTACACCTAGATAAATTTATAAAAACAAAGGGTTTGTTATCAGTAGGGGAAAGATTGCACCAACCCGCGATATACGCAAACTCAGTACTATTCTCACACAACTTACATTCATGTACACTCAACCCATGCATCCTCTCAACACCGTAGTATTCAAAAATGCTACACGGATCAAATGACATCAACAAGTCATACTCCTCACCCTCAACCTTAATCATCTCACAAACTCTTTAACATCTCAATCATCCTAGGACATGGATAAATATCAAACTTATCCTTCCTAACAGAATTGTGAGTATACAAACCTGGGGAACCCTCAAATGCTCTCTTAGTCAATCCAAAAATATCAGGATTGTAAACAATCTCAATCCCATGCTTCCTACTCAACTCCAAAAGTAACAACCGCACAGACTCAATCTGAGCATCTGAATACGAGTGCCAATACATATACCCCTTATACAACTCGTCAAGCTTCGTAACCTGATCATCAGGAATAACACCCCCAACATAGTTCACATACTCAACCTTATCCTTACCCTGACGAGGCTTCAAATAACCCCAATTACAAATCTCAATCCCAACCGACATCTTATCCAAATTAATATAGGGAAGATTAAACGGCTTAAAATGTTTAGTACCCAAACCCAAATGGTACGCCCACTTATCAGAATCAAAACCCTGAATGATCCTACCATCACCCGATACAACAGCAAACGTAGCTACCCTATCAGGTGTACTAGCCCACCACCTAAACACCCCCTCACCATCACCATTACCAGCCGTGTGGTGCAGATAAATCTGCTTCTTCTTAGTAACCTCATCCAAAAAATGAGAACTACTAAACTTAATCTTCTTCAAATTATTAATAACCATAGTCTTAACCCGTTACAGTAAAAGAGAAAAGGGATACCTAATATAGACATCCCTACTCTACAATAACAACAACAAAATAAAAAAGTCTTATCAACCAAAAAATCTCAAACCAAAAATACGAAATACATTTCTAACTACGAAAGACTTTGTGAGTGGTCTTATATAGTAACCCCCCGGGTAGCGAGCGTAGCGGTGGGTACCCCCCATATGTGCAGGGGGTGGGGTACATATTATATATATTTCTTACTAAAGAATTCTTTTCCATGGGAAAGTTTGGGGGGGTATGGTGAGTTTCCCTAGTCTATTTCCCTAGTAGCATGAGATGAGTGAGTACTAGCTGTAATGAAGTCTGAGTGGATGACATACATATGTATAGTATGATATAGTACATATAATATATAGCGTTTATTGTATGCGTAAGGTGGGGACGCAAAGCGTCCCCAAAAAAACCTACGAGATATGTTATTTTCTGTAGTTGTGAGGTGACGCAGAGCGTCACCAAAAAAACCTACTTTTTGTCATTGTTGTAGAGTTCGGAACGCGGAACACTACATTAACTATAGTCCTGAAAGGAGGGCGAGCGGAATATTATTATGGAATTGAGAACCGTCAAGCAAATTGCTGAACGTGTGTTTAGTGTTCCCGTAGGAGTTGTCTCCCACGATGCACCTCAACAGTTTACTGCTCACTACCATATTGGTAGCATGGGCAGAACTGAAGAAAACTTCGTGGTATACCAATACCACCCCGATAAAGGGTTTGTGCAGGTGGACTGCGTAAACCAGCAACATACGTCCAACTATGCGTATGAGGAGCCCATCTTCAGAAAAGCTCCTAAGTATTTGGTCTCCGGACCGGTGCTGTTAATCAGCAAAGGTTTCTCCAATTGGGAGGGACAAGAGTCTGCAGAATGGAACTACGGGGTATTGTTCCCCGATGTAGAGCTTCCATTCTAACACAAACACCCAACCCCGTAAGGTTGGGTGTGTTTTATTATCTAGAAGGAGATAAAAGCGCGACGCTTTAGCTCGTTAATCATATCCTACAGATATGTCCTTCTATTCACTGAAACCTGAACATCATAGGGGAGTAGGTATTTATCCACTAAAACAAGGATTGAGATGACACAGTTGATTTTCATGAGCTCATTGTGCTCCATTTTCCTCTTCATTATCTTTCTATTGAAAGGTTTGGTAGAGGAGAACGGAGCAAGAATGTCGGCGTACCTTTTGTATGCTGGCATTTATGCGGTAGTCGCGGTAGTTCTCGCGAACCTACTACCGAATTAAAAAACAGGACAAGGGGAAACCCTTGTCCTTATTTTTTTTCTTACAACAAGGTGTCTCCTTCGTCGACGGGTCTTATGGATCATGTTCCGCTTTGCTCCACATGATCTTTCCCCCGCATGAGCGCACGTGACCAGCGCCTCCTTCGTCGGCACTAGTCCACGTGCACATCATGCTCCGCACATGGACGTGACGCGTCTTCGCTTCGCTCGACACTGTCACCATCCATCTAGATGTCTTCGCTAAAGCTCAGACATCATTGTGCTACGTTCGGCTCAGAGAGCCTCAAAAAAAACTCACGCGCTAGTCAGATTCGCGGGAGTGCTAACGACGGGGTGTTACTATCATCACACAACAACTCGCTCGCTATCCGCTCGCTCGGTCACACTAAGCTGTGGTGACTCAGAGAGTCACCGAAAAAACCTACCCTTTATCATCATTGCGCTTATCCGTTTAAGCGTTTTATCAACTAATGTTTTACCCTAAACTTTTAATCCACATGAAAACGAAATTCATGTCCATGTCTGAATTGCGCCAAATTCCATTTGGTCGCACAATTCACCTCTTCGGCTCCTACTGGACGAAAGTCCGTATGACCGAAGAGACATTTAATGTTTTCGGGGAATTAGCCCCCGAAAACATGGTACTCTACAAAAACGTAACCCGCAAGGGTCACGTATTTGTCGCGTACCAAGGTAGCGACAGCGAGAAATTCTTCACACTTGTGAAGAAAGCGTGTATCCTTAGGGATGCGCGTAAAGCGGGTATCTCAGTTCGGTTCACCCCCGAATCTGAGATTACCGCACGTCCTGTGCATGTTGCAACCGCAGTCATATTTGAAGACGAGGATGACCTCCCATTCTGATGACTGAAAAACTCAAAAAGCTCCCTCATGGCGCGAAAGTGCGCTATGAGGGAACGGTTTGTGTCGTACTTAAACGGCACACGATTCGCGGGACGGTAACACGTCTCGTATGTGTTAAATCTAATATTCCAATGGAGGTCCTATGATTTTATTGGGTGTGACATTGGCATCAAGTTTTGTGATGCTGATGTTGGGTAGCGACCTTATCCGCTAAGACATTATAGGGTGGGTTGAGTGCTTCGCGCATTCCCCACCCTATTTTTTTACTTTAACAAGTTTTAATTTTATGAACATCAGATTTGATATTGAAATTCTTGACGGATTGAGCCCTGTTAAACAGGAGAAAGTTGCTTTAATCCGTCAAATCAACGACAGGAACATCAAATATCGTAGTCGTTCAATAACGACTGACGAATTTGATTACCTGTATGAGCTATCCATTAATTACCTTATCACAATAAAGGAAGGTATGGATTACGAGCTTAACAAAGTAGAGGGGTATTAACCCCTTTACTTTATGTAGTTGACGCAGAGCGTCAACGAAAAAACTCACCATTTGTCATTCTTGTGTTACATATTCGGTGTAACATTTTTTATGTTTTAACAACTTAATAAT